ATATTCTGTTTTCTATTAATTGTCTTTGTTCAGGGTCAGGAGTACCATTATTAAAATTGATTAACATACTTGGTGCTAATCCATTCATAATATTATTTATATGGTAGTTAGATATTTCTTCTTCTAACTCTGCATATTGAATACCACCTTGATAATCGACAGGAGAATAGTATTTATAACCTGCCTTATAAGGTTTAACGTAATATATTTGTATTGGTTCGTTACCATAACCAAATGCTTCTATTCTTTTTAGTGTGTCATTCTTTTTATAGTTTGCCCAATCAGGATGCATATAATATGCTTCTATTTCTCCTTTCTCGTTACACTTTTCTGCTCTTAATGTTTGTACAGGAATATGCTCTACTCTTGCTATTTTCTTTCTGTCTTTAGAATAAATAACCTGCATAGCACATTGCCCCATTAACTTTAAATCAGATGCTAATCTTCTTACACAATCATCGTGGAATAAAGAAACCATTTGTGCATAGGCTTCAGGTTTTCTATTGCTATCCGTAGCATCTAAACCCTTACCAAATATCATTTCTGACATTCCATTTATAATAGCATTGTTTGTAGCACTACCATTATACCTGTCAATTAAAAACTGAAAGTAGTTATTGTCCTCTCCATAAGAAACAAAGTTATCTGTTTTCGTTTCTTTTATTTTAGGACTTGTATAAGTCGATAAATTTAAAACTCTTAAATCATTCATATTATAAAACTATATAATCATTATTACCACTCTTACTTACATACTCATTTTTATTAACTGAATAGTAATCATTGGTATCTTGGTTTATTGTTTGGTCTGTACAAAACACTCTATCTAAATATATCACATTAGAACCATCTAAAAGAGTTAAATCATAATATCTACCCTCTTTTAAATTAAATGCATAAGAAAGGCTTAAATAGTCTTTATCAGTAACAGTATCTACACTTGCAGTAGTTACCTCATTTGTGCTATCATCTCTTAATTTTAAAGTAACAGATGCAACATAAACTCTCGGTATAACTTTTATAGTTTGTGGGTTTGTACTTGTCGTTAATACTTTCATATTAGTATATAGTAATAAATACTATTTTTTGCATAGAAACAAAAAAAAAGGTATCCGTTAAGATACCCCTTTAATATAAAGTTAAATTATAAATAATTAAACCGCAGGTGTTGGGTCTATTTGATTATCTGATACATCATCAGTAATAACAGAACCTAAAACAAAGTAAGGAGGTGCAGTTTCTTGTGATACTATCGTTAAAGAGTAACCACTTAAATCTCCCATTGCTGCTCCTGTAGAAATAGAACCACCTGTTACCTCTGCTCCGTGTTCTAATCCTAATAAGAAATAATTCCCATTATAATCTTCTACAACTGCGTGAGGTCTTGCGTGTGCAATTAATTTTAATTCTTCTTGTGTTTCTTTGTCTTGAAAAGTTAAAGACATAGTTAATGTACTTTCATAGAAAGTTGTACCATTTTCTCTTGATGAGTTAATAGCAGTTTCTAAAGCAGAACTACCTTTTACATCAAATTGAAACCAAGATGGATTTTGTGAAAATGCAGTTATTTCTCCTGCAGATATGGTAGCATCTCCTAAAGTTCCATAATCAGCAAAGTAAATAGTTTTTATACCACCTACTGCCGATTTACAAGGTACTCTTCTACCTGTTGTTAATGAACAAGCCATATTTTTTTGTTTTTAATAAAAAAGGGTAGGTGTGAAATAAACATACCCACCCTCTTTAATGATTATTAATTAATTTACTATGAATAAAGAACAATATCTCCACCGAATACGTGTTGTACTCCTGCAGTAAATCTCATTATTACTCTTACATTTTGTGAACCATCGATGTCTGACATATCAATTACTTTCACTTCGTTTTGGTCATTTAAGATACCTGTTCCGAAATATAAGTTTGATTTTTGAGCAGCAATCATAGTGTCATCTGCTAATCCTTTAGCAACAAAAATGTTGATACCATCGAAAGATAACTCTCCACCATTGTACCATTGAGTTCCTTTGTTATCAGAACCATTTGCACCGATAGTTGCAGCGAAACCTCCTAATGCTCTAATGTATGCTCTTGCTACATTTGAAGAAACGTATAAAGTTAAATCTTCTTGTCCGTAAACTGCAGTTGGAATAGCATCTACTACTTTACCCATTTCAGCAATTACGTTTGCAGAAGTTACAGTTGCAGCAGCTACATCAATTACATCACTATCAGCAGTTAACTTTGCAGTAAACCCATCGAATTGTCCACTTGTTGCAGTTGCTCCACTCCAAATATTTTTCTCTGTTCTATCAGCTACTTTTGCAGCAACGTGAGAAATTACAAATTCAGCGAAAGATGGTGCTAAATTATCAAAAGCAGAATAGCCCATTTGAGCAGCTTCCCAAGAACTATGTAGGTCTTTCTTACATAACTCTAAATTTACTTGGAATTCTTCAGGTTGTAAGATTGCTTCTGTTAAAGTTAAAGTTCCTTGATTAGTTACAAAGTCACAAGACGCATCTTTTACGATGTCATCAGTTGCTCCTTTTTGGATAACAGATTTAAACTTTACGTTTGGTAAAATAGAAATAGCACCACTATCTAAAGTAGATGCCGATAATAATGCAGCAGCAATATACTTGCCTGAAAATTCCCCTGCATAAGTTGATGTTAAAGATACACTCATTTTTATTTAATTTTAAATTATTATTAAAGTTGATTTATTTTATTCATTACTCTATCTAATGTAGACATCTTTCTTTTAGATGCTATATTGAATTTTACTTCTGTTTTAGAAACTTCTGCGTTTGTGTTAATTGGTTCAGCAGCAGGTTCAGATAATTCTTGTTTTACTTCTTCAGGAATTTCATTTACAACATCAGAAGATAATTCTTGTTTTTCTTCTTTTACTTCCTCGCTTAATTCCTCTTTTGGTTCTTCGCTCATTTCTTCTTTAGGCTCTAACATTGCTTTGATTTCTTCAATCATTGATTTAACCTCTGCAAGTTCTTCTTTAGTAGCATAACCCATTTCTTCTTTTTCTTCTTCTTCTTTTGCCTCAACCTCTACTTCAACTTCTTCTTCTTCGTTTTCAGATTTCATTTCTTTAATGATACCTTCTTCTTCGATTACTAAAGTTTGACCATCTTCTAAAACATATTCTCCAACAGGTAAAGCTACTCTTTCATCTTCTGTTACGATAAAGATTTCGTTTCCTGCTTCAAATTTATCTGCTTCTAAAACAGTTCCGTTTTCTAATTTCATTTGCTCAAGTTTTACTTCAACACCTAAAAGTGTTTTTACTTGATTTAACATTTCACTTGGTTTCATATAATTATATAGTATTAAAAAAATTAATTTGTATTTTCGTTTATACAGTAGTTGAGGTTCTACCTATTCCTTGTGCTTGTAAGCTACCATCACAACACTTTTTTGAGTATTTACCATCCTTACATAAGCAACCTCTTTTACTTGCTCTTGGACTTGTTCTACTCGGTGTACTATTGTTATTTTTCATTCTTATTGATTTTGCTTTCTGCCCAACTCTTTGCCGATTTACCACCCCATAGTAAATAAGATATATAACCACAAGCCTCTGTATCTCCTGTTTTGTAGTATTCTTCTGCTCTACTTAAATATGAATACATACGTTTAATAGTTTCCATACTTACAGGCTTTCTGTCTGCTAATTGTTGTGCTCTTACTTTACCAACTTGTGTAGCACATTTATTATTTACTTTCTTATTTAGTTCAATACCTCTTTTAGCATTGTTACTTACAGATTGTGGGTAATCAGAAAAACTTTCCATTTCTGTTCTTTTACCTTTCTTTAATCTTTTGTCGCTTTTAATAACTGCTTTTATTTGAGATAGCATATACTCTGCTTCTGCTTCTTCTATCTTACTTAATTCTTCTTGTAAATCTGCTATTGGTTCTTTAGGTCTTTCCATTTTATCAGCAAAGTAACCCTCAATACTAAAACCTTTTACCTTTCCTGTTTTTACAAAGTCATTCCAAACCTCATCATTATTTACTTTTACTGCACCCATCCAAGTACCTACAGGTACATTCATTCCGTACTTTCTTGACTTATCGTGAACATCATCTTCTACTATCCAACTTTCCACTAAAGTAAGTCCGTTAATATCGTGTGCGTGTTCTAAAGTAGCTTTACTTTGGTTACCATTCATTAAATACATTTGAGATGCTTTTAAGACAGTATCTTTTGAAAAGAATACATAATATTCATCATCTCCACTTCTTCTGTATATTGGTTTGTTTGGTATCAATAAAGCACCTACAAGTAGTTTTTTCTCTTTATCTGCTTCTTTTAATTCTACAATATCATTACTTAAAGCAATAAAATCTTCTTCAATAGCAGGATTTTCTACAACAGAAATAGCTTCAATACCTATTTCGTTATTTTCTTCATCTAAAACTAACTCAATTATATTCATATTCGTATATAGTTTATTTTTAATTATTTTGTATTTTTAAATACTTGCACCATCTACAATGTTTCTATCCATACTTTGTGCAGTAGTTACATCATTAGATACTACAAAAGCTCTTACAGGCTCTTGTGATTGTCCACCTATTGCATCTGCTAATTGGTTTGTATCACTTGCACCTACTACATTAAACGCAGGTGGTTGTGGTGGTGATGATATACCACCTCCTGATGGAGCAGATGCTCCTCCACTTCCTGCACCTCCTGAAGCATTTGGTATTTTTACACTTGTAATTTGTTTAACAGTTTTTAAACCATTTGATAAAATAGATGCTGCGTTTATAAATTTTAATGCAGTTTCAAACGGAGTAATTGTTTTAGCTGCTAATGCATCTGTAACACCTTGATAAGTGTTTATTGTAGCTGCTGCAACTGCCATTCCTTTTCCTGCTACAGTATTTTTACCTACAACATCAGAAAGTTGATTTAATGCATTAGAGGTGTCTGCTACTCTTTTCTTTTCTGCCTTTGTTTCTAAATCAGCTATTTTAATTTTTGCTTTACTAAATTGCTCTTTTAATTTTAACCTATCTTTATCATTTATAGTTTCATCATTCTTTAGTAATTCTTCTCTTTCATTTATTAATGCTCTTTGTTCTTCAAAACTTAATAAATCATTTTCTTTTTCTAATGCTAATTTTTCAGCAGCTAATTCAGATGCTTCTAACTCTTTTTGTTTTTTTGCTTCATCATCTTTTAATTGTGCATCTTTCTCTACACTATCATAATAATCATTAATAGCTTTTTTAGCTTCTCTTTTTTCTTTTTCCGATAGTTTAACTGCTTCTAATTCTGCTAATGCTCTTTCTCTTTTTCTTTTAGCTTTTTCAACCTCTGTCTTATCTTCTAAATCTTGTGATTGCTTCCTTGTTTTAGCTTCAATTTTAGCTAATTTTTCACGTTCTTCTTCTAATCTTTTTTGTTCTTCTTCTGATAATTTCTCATCTTCTTTTTGCTTTTGTTCTTTTAATTTAGCATCAATTTCTGCTTGTTTTTTCTCTTCTTTTCTTCTTGCTTTTGCTTCTTGAGATACTGAAAATCTTGCGTAAAATGTAGCTCTATTTAATGATGCTTGTCTAAACTTATCAGTTGCTTCATTTAATGTTTCAGAACCTTTTATAATAGCATCTTTTGCTTTATCTATATTAGTCTTTATAATATCCTTATCTATAGCTTTACCAATTATAGGTATTTTAGAAAATTGTAATAATGCTTGGTTTGCAAATAATTTTATTGTATTACCTAAAACTTTAAAACTACCTTGTAAAAAATCAACAGTAGCACTTGTTACTAACTTTGTTTGAGACCAAGTATCTTTAAATGAAAAACCTAAATAATCTAAAACAAGGCTTAAACCATTAATAGATTTAGTTAATAATTGTACACCACCTCTTTGTATCTTATTTAAAATACCATCTCCATCTTCAATATTTAATAAAAAACCCTCCCAAGCAGAACTTAATTTAGTTGTATCTCCTGCTAAATTATCTAAACGAACTTCTGCCATTTCTCTTGCAGCACCTGAAGCATTTATAAAGTCGCTCTCTAATTGGTTAATTTCTTCTCCACTTTCAGCTAAACTTAAAAAGGATTTTGCACCAACTTGTCCAACTAACTCAATAGCAGTATTAAGTTTATTTGTGGAGTTCTTGACTTTCTCCATACCCTCCTCAAGGGTAATTCCTTTTTTATTTAATTCAATAAAAGTTTTAGATAAACCTGTTCCTGCAATACTACCTTTTAATCCATTGTTAGCTAAAACACCTAATAAAGCAGCAGTTTTTTCAACAGATACATTTGTTGCTCTTGCTGCGGGTGCAACAACTTTTAAACTCTCTTGTAATGCACTAAAATTAAGAGCAGATTTAGATGTACTTGAAGCCATAACATCTACTACTCTCTGTGTTTCTTCTGTTGTTAATCCAAAAGAACGAACTACAGAACCTGCAAATTCGGCTGCACTTGCTAAATCAATTTCTAAAGATGCTGCTAAATCTAAAATAGCAGGTGTAGAATTTTCTATATCCCTTATTGTAAAACCTAATTTAGCTAATTCCGTTTGTAACTGAACTACTTGTATTGCAGTAAATTGAGTTGTTGCACCTAATTCTTTAGCTTGTTGATTTAAACTTAATAACTCATCAGCAGTCTTACCTGTTACTGCACTTAATGTACTTAAACTTTTTTGAAAATTTGCACCTATATTAGCTGCTTTAGCAAATAGAGAAACTAAACTACCTATAGCTACAACAATAGCACCAACTCCTGTTGAAACTAAAGCAACTCTTAATTTACCAAGCATAGGAATAACTCCTGAAATAGAATTACCTAAACCACTAAAAACACCTGATAAACTTTTCCCAAATTTACCAAAAGAAGAACCTGTTTTATTTGCTTCTTTGCTTGTTTTATTGATGCTTTTATTTAACTTATTAACATCTTTAATAGCCTCTCCTGTTTTAGCTTGTAACTCAATTACTACTGTTTTCTTTTCTGCCATCTTATTTCTTGTTTTATTGCTTTATAACCATCTTTTAATGTAATAGGTAGTTTATTCTTACCTTGTGCTATACGGATATTTTCTGTTTGTCCGTTTGCGTATTTTAATAGTTCTAATATATTTTTTATCATTATAAGTCGTTTAATAATTCTAAATCAGATTTTCCTGTTTGTAGGTTTGTTGTTATTGTATTAATTTTATAACTATTACCATTTATTATAAACCTATCAGATAACTTTAAATTTAGTAATATTCTTAAAGGTAAATAAGCAGTTAATTTTGTTATTCTGTTTTTTGGATTGAATACACTTTTTATATATTCTTGGTAATATTCTGTAAATAAAGTTTCATTAAAATTAGTATTGCCTGTATATTCGCTTGGTTCTAAAGCGAAATTAAAATTAAAAGGATTTGAGTTTGGGTTAGTCGATGGACTATTTAGAGGTACATTTAACCCTGAAATAGCTTCATAGCTTGATGGGTTATTATCAGCATCAACTTGATTAACAAAACTTATGTTAAAAGGATAACCCTTATATTGTGGATAAAATAACAACGGACTACCTAAATAAGAACTTTGACTATCATTAACACTATAACCCCATTGTATATTAGTTTTGTTTTGTGTATTTGCATCTGTTATATTTTCATACATCATATGTCCAAAAGGTACTTCTACCTTGTACAAACCTCCATCTAAATCAATAGTGTTATCATTGTATTTTATTTCTCCCCAATCTTTGTTATTTATTTCTCCATATTTATTTGCTAAAAACGACTTTGTGTCTTTAAATTTAAAAATAACTTCTTTATAAGGTAAGGCAATGTTAACCTTACTACTTGAAGCATCTATATACTTGTCAATATTATATGTATTAAATACCTCATAAAAATTATCTAAAGGCTTGACAACAATAATTCCGTTATCTTCGTATGCAGTTAAATTAAAGGTCTTAAACAATCCTGTAAGAAAATCTAATATTTTAATATTTGGCATTTGTTTAGCAACGTTAAATGTAAAATCTGCAGAGGTTTGATACACACCTGTGTTAAATTCCACATCATACTCTATATTAGTTATATCACGATAACGAATATCCCATTTCATATTACTAAAAGTAATTTGTGTATCTGCTTCAATCCAAACATAATACCTTAACCCATATTCAAAAGTACTTTTTAAATCTATATTTAAATTTCCTGTATGATTTTCTTTTCTATATAATATATTGTTTGATGTATCTCTAACTGAAATTGTATATATATCTGACAAATTAGATGGTTGAATTATTAGTTCCCATCTTAATATATCTTCAGGAAACCTTAAAGCCATTACATAACCACTTACATTGTATATAGGTCCTGTGGTATAGATAGGTGTAAAAGCATCTACTAAAGTATCAACCTTTGTACCACCTGACAAGTCTTCTACTTTTCCACTCTTTCTATGCAACCATAAAAATAAATGGTCAAATATTTCATTATCTATATTTTTAAAAAAGTCAGTAGAAAACTGTAAACCGAAATCATTTTCTATTGCTTCTATTATTTTATTAACTCTTATGGCATATTTTAACTCATTCCATTTAACACCGTGAGCATTAGAGCCACTGTGTCCACTGTGATAAGCTAAATTACCATCTCCGTGGTCTGAACTTAAACTATTATAATATAACCTTTGTGTGTGAGTTATTAAAGGCACTATTATATGGTTATTATTTGATTGAGCAAAAAAAGATAATTTTCTTTTAATCTCGGTTGCATTATATGGTAAATCGTATTCTGTTAAATTAAGGTCTGACAACTTACTCTCCCCCAATTTATCTTTTAAATCAACAGTACTACCAAAGAAAGTTATTCTATAAGCGTTTGGTACATTGTTTTTTAAATCAACACCCTCTAATTTTATCTTACCATTTTTAAAAGGTAAATTATTTAATTCTATTGTAGCATCGACTTTTATCCTTGCATCAAAACCGTTTATAATATCAAAATTATAATAGTGTTTGAATATCTTATTATTTGTTTTAGATGCAGGAATACTAAACGTTTTACTAAAGTCTGTAAATACCTTTGCTATATCTTTTACATTCTGTATTGATTGCGTAATAGAAACACTTTCGTCTTTAAATAAATCTATTCTTTGACCTTGTATATATAATTGTAGTTCCTGCATTTATCTAATATTATTTATAGTGTCATAAGCAAATGATAAGTCTAATTTGTAGTCTACTAATTTATCGTTAACACTTGTTTTAAAAGTCAAACTCTTTGTATCTACATTCATAGGTGTTGTTACATCATCCATTTCCATCCAAACCTGCTCGCTTAATAAAAGTTCTTGCATAACCTCATTGTAACTTTCATCAACGTAACCTGTGTTTAAAGTTATCTTCTTATTACCTTGTACATTAAAAGTCTTGTATTGGTGTGAAAACCTATCATAACCACCTACACTTGTAATAGAATTAGATTTGTATTTCTCTGTTTTTGTATTTAAACTTTCAATAGACTTTTTAAAGAACCAAACATCTTGTACTGCACCAAACCTGTTTACAAACCTAACTTTAGCAGGTGTATATCTACACTCGCTTATTGTTTTAACACTTACTCTATCAGTTGAATTAGTACCCTCTATAATAATTGTATCAACCCCATTTAAGTCTATATTATCATCAAATCTTTGAATACATATATTATTTTCAAAAATACCACCATCACTTTCTACTCTATCTTTAAAACTATCTTGGTTTTCTCCTATGTAATAAATATTATTTCCAATGCTTGTTGTTATATTTTCAGAACTTACAATCTCATTGTTTTTAATATAAGTTACTTTATTAGTTTCGTTTCTATCTATTGGTATTCTTACATCACTATCCTCTAATCTGTAAATAATATTATTACTTTGTAAGTAACTTCTACCATCTAAAACACCATCAGGTTCTTCAAAATATGTATAACCATCATTTATAAAACCACCATCTGTTGAGGTTGATAAAATGGCATTATTAATATTAAAAAACGTTAACGTGTAATCATAATATCTGCTATGTGTACTATCTGAATTAATACTTAAATCAAGATAATCCCTAAACAATTCTGAAACCTCGAATAAAACAGAAGACCCTGCAGATGTTGTTTTTTCTAAAGTGTAAATATTTAAACTTAAAGCTATTCTTAATTCTAATCGAACTTTAACTGCGTTTGCAGGTGCAGTTGCTGCAATGTATTTCGGACTTCTTAAATATATATTTGCCATTATTTCTTTAAATTATCTTTTATCGTTGTTTCTAATAAGTTTTCCATATCTAAAGCAAACGATTGTACTAACTCTTTTGGTAAATTATTAAATGCTTTCTCAAATGGTTTTGTAAAAAATAAACTTGGTTTAATTCCTTTCTTATAAATACTATTTGCTATTGCAAACTGTAAACCTTTTCTACTTGTAAATCTACCTTTACTATCTCTTGTTCCTTTTAATCCTTTTCTAACAACCCATTGGCTAAATGCACTTGCAGGTGGTTTCTTATTTGTATATTTAAAAGGTGTGTTGTATTTCTTTTCTGTACCACTAACTCCTTTATCTTGAAACACTCCATATTGCTCCATTAGAAACTCTAATTGAAAGCTATTTTTAGAAACCTTTACTTCACTATCCAAACTGTTATAAAGTTCTTTAGAAGCGTTCTTTTTACCTTTAGTTAGGTTAGTTCTACTTTGTTGTATAACATATTTAGCAAACTTATTTAAAGCTATCTGTGTTTCTTTTAACTGCATATATTAATATCATTTTGAATAAATACATCAAACGTACACGCCCATCCTGCTAACTTGTTTTCAAACCTCTCATAAAAAGGCTCACAGTTTGGACTACCATCTAATTGATATAAATCGGTGTGTAGGTTACCTTTTCTTAATAACATTGTTAATCTATTCAATACTGCTAATTGAGTATTTAAAATATCTTGCTCGTTATCATTCCCTCTAAATATATCTTCTGTAGGTTCTTTACTTTCATCTACAACATCCATAGCCATAACCGTAATATTAAAAGATAAATACTGTTCTTCTGTTATTACGTTGTTTACTATAATATGAGATAAAGGGAATATAGTCTGTTTAGATAAATCTATTTCTGTTATATCTCCTGTGGTTACTGTATTGACATTTACATCATTTAGTAACTGTTCTTTTATCTTTTCTGTAAGTTGGTAAAAACCTCTAATTCCTTGCATTGAATTTATTTTTTATTTGTGATGCTTCTATTTCTTGTTTCTCTTTTTCAAACGT